GGACGGTTGCGTGGCGGTGTCGGTCTGGTAGAGCGGAATGGAAACAAATTCCCAGTTGAATGTCCCTTCCTGGATCCTGAACTTGCCCGTCTTTGGGTTGGACGCGAACAGGTGCTCGGGATTTTCACATATGCTGGAGAAAACGCCGCTTAACTCGTTGATAAAGTTCACGCCACTTGTCAAGGCCCAGCCGGAGTCCAAATACATATCAGGAAACTTGGCCGTAAACCAGGTCTGTGCAGGCACAACATCGCTTTTGATCCTGAATTTAATGCACATGCCATGTTCGACGTCGTACACTATCTTTGCCTCATGCAAATTCGTGAATTCGGCGTTGATTTTATGGCTTATGCGATTATTGATTCGGTTCAGCGCGTTGTACGTGTGACCAAGGATGCCTTCGCCGTGGCGATTGCAGCGCTCATGCAGCTCCATGCCGGTCTGATCGATCTCCCATGCGCATGATTCCACAGGAGCCTTACCGGGCGTAGGGTTCTTCTCCTCACTCCAAGGGTCGCGCATCATCTTGCCGAACGCATCCAGAACTTCCTCCCGCGGACGGTGCTTGATGGACATGTTGTAAAATATGCCATCTTCTTCGTCGAAGAGAATGTGCTGAAATATTGTTGTACTGATGATGTTGACGGCAAGCAGCTTGAGGGTATTGTCCACGACAATACGAGCTGGCTTGTTTTCCTTCAAAACTGCCTCTTTCTTCCCGTTGCCTTTCCTCTTTCCAATGTCACCTGGCCCACACGTCGTCTGCAATTCCAACTGTATCTCACGCACCTGCTCCTGTGTGAACTTGGACATGACGATCTGCTCGAATGTCTTATCCGCGAAGTGGTGGTGATACGCCTTGTCAATTGCAGCGTCCGTCAGGCAGACGTTGTTGAACTTCCTCCAGAACTTGTGTAGCCGGTGCGCGCACTTCGAGCTCTTGTCAAACTTTAAGGGCTGGAAGTTGCCGTTTGCATCGGGGAACACGGACATCTTCACGCTGGATCGGTGCTCAAGGGCAGCGGCAGCGGAGACTTTGCATTCCGAGTGATGCACGGTGGCTTCGTGCGTGATCGGACCGACAGCTTGAGCGGACGGATGTGCAACGGGGCCCATGACGGCACCGGTTGGTGGGGTGATGTAGTCAGCGTCGGCGAGGCGTGAGTCAATGCCTGAGACCTGTTCCCTGAAATGCTTAGTAGCATCCCAGACACATTTGGACTTCTCACCAAACAGCTTGCGGCAGATCTTGAAAGGCGACTGCAGCATCACTGATTGTTGGTACATCCGGTTGTGGTCATAGACAAATTGCCACA